TGAGTATATACCTTTAACCAAATTGATATTTGGCGAGTAAATATATAGGATTTATATTTTTATGATGTAACACTTTTAAATTATGAAAATAATTTGTTTATTATTATTATTATCTAGTTAATCGAACTATTGCTAGATACTACTCTTATTCATTTTCAGAATGAACGGGTAGAGTTTAATTCCAATTATTATTTTGATGCAATTGTTAGCAGAGTAACATTCGAGAATTACCAAAGATTCTTTCAAAAAAGATGGACGATAGTTAGATAAGGTAGAACCTACACTGCTATTGTAATCCGGTTTTCTTAAACCAAAACGATGAATAAGGACTCGTACATATAATCCAATCCTTTACAAAACCCATGACGCCATGGAAAACTTACAAAATAAAATTATAAACAGAAATGATAATAATTTATCAAAGTATAATTGTGAGTGTAACAATTATGCGGATGCAAAAATAACACAAAAAGGCGAGAATGTATTAAGTTTAAGTAATAACATTCTCTTTGCGCCAGAGAGCGCAACATTGTTTAATGTAGGAACGGTAACCCCTTCTATTAAACTCAGTGATATATCTATGGATGTATCAGTATTTAGAAAGGTCAATGAATATCATAGGACCTTAAAGAAAGACTTTAATCCTTATTGGGACGAAGATGGAAATTTCCATCTCACAGATCAACAATTATTACCCCTCAATAGATTAGAAGATATGCTAGAAGATAACAGATGTGACGGCATATTACAGAACAATGAACGACCCCCCATTTTACTTACATTTGATGTTGATATAGCTAAGTATAAATACAGTAACGGAAGACATAGACATGCTAGATTGTTAATTATTAACAATTTAAATGGAGATAAAATTTTAACTCCTACAGATTACGTTATAGAGAAAAACCCCGGTCCCAATTACTTAAACACAGTAGTAGAAGAATGCAAATTGTATTCACATACTATGAAACCCCTTAGATTTTTAGATCTTAATATTAATATTAAAAAAGATCAAAGGGAATATTTTATATATGATGTAATTAAAAATTCGTTAACCCATTTAGATAAGAATAGTTTTAGAAATGCCATTATCAGGGTGCGACCAGCTCTACATTTAAAGAATAAAATTCTTAAAAAAGAAAATTATACTTTAGGTTTAAGAGCTGACTTGCACGATGATCAAACTTGGCAATGGAAATCCCCTCAAAAAAGAATAGTAGAAAAGTTGTATAAACCACAAATTGGTTTTATGGATATTGTTTTAAATAGTTTAAGAAAGGTTAGTGAAACGTTTGGTTCTATTAAAAGCACAGTTAATTCAGTTTTTAGTTCAGATTTTTATTTATTTATTTTAGATGTTTTAAGATTAGTTATAGATATTAGAGAAGGCTTTTTAACTTTTGGAAAATTTGCAGCAGTTTTAATTTCATTATATACTTTAAATAGAAGATTTCATAAAATATTTACCCCACAAGCTACTACTTTAAGCGATGTTTTATTAGGTTTTTCATTATTAGGTATGCCTACTAGTTTAATTGATCAAATTAAAAATTTTTCAGTTATTTCTGGTAAACGCATTTTTGATATGGATACTTTATACGACCTGGCTAATGGTTTATTTACAACAACAATAGCCATAATTAAGTGGTTTGGTGAACCTACCTTAGGAGTAACAATATTTCCAAAAGAAGCGGTAGATGCTATGGTATCTTTTGTAGAAAAAATAGGAGGATCATTTTTAATGTATGGTAAAATTAAGGAAATTTGCACAATTTATTCAACTTTTATGAAGAATTCACAGATAATGTTTGATCCAGCTTTTAGGCAAAGGATAATGGAATTATATAATAGTGTAAAAGGAGATGAGTATTTTTTGAGTTATGTGGCTAATACTAATAATAAGTATTTCTCAACCACATGGCAATTATTTAAGGATAATATAGTTAAGATGACGACAGCATTTGAAGAATCAAGAAGAGAAGAACCTATATGTATTGTGTTTGAAGGTAAACCAGGAAGTGGTAAATCAGTATTGATGAACAACTTTGTAGATTTACTTAGAACAGCAGGTAAAACTATATATTGTCATTCAATACCAGCTTCAGAAGATGGAAAAGATTTTTATGATGATTACCAAAATCAGGAAGTCTTTGTTATTGATGATATAGGTCAACAGGGCAAATCTCAATGGAGATACATAATTAATTTTGTGTCTCCCGTTAAATACCCATTACCTTGTGCTACAGCTAGTTTAAAGAATACTAAATTTTTTAATTCTAAAATAATTTTATGTACTACCAATTGCCTTAAGAATTTAGGAGGATTTACCTCATCAGATTGTATCGAAAGTCCAGAAGCTTTGTATCGTAGATGTCATGTTATAGAAGTTAAGAGAGGAGATTCTGAAATTTTTAAACAAATTTTAGAGTATAATAAGTTTGATTTTAATAATACTCATTCTTGGAAACAGGAATTATTAGATCATAATAAGGGCAATTTGCCCATGCGATCAGAAGGAATAGGTCGTGAGGCTAAACATAATTCGTTATTTTTTGTATATAATTTATTAAATCATTTAGAGAAGAGTAATAAAGCTGATGCCAATAATTCAGTGGCTGATGAAGCTATGTATAAAGCAATTATAGATCAAGTTAATGAAACTTTTGAGGATGCAGTATTATATGAACCGCAAGGTATGTTGTTGAACGCTTTAACTTATGTGAAAAATCTTAAAATTCCATTTGATATGGTAACTATTTTTGATGAATGGTTATTTAGCCATACAAATTTTTTGCGAGAGGTTTTAGAACAATGCACGACAGCATTAAACACGCTGTGTACTAATATAGTTAGTAGTGTACCTGATATGAGTAATTTTAGTATACCATCTTTAAATTATGTAGGTTCAGCAGCAGTTATAGTAACTATAACTGTTATGGCTTACATGATGAGTAAGTGGTTTACTCAAAATAAAAATGATGGTATAAACTTAGATATGACCAGAAAAGATCAGGATATTTTAAAATATATGCCTCAAAATGGAATGGAGAATGAGAGAATAGATGTACTCAAAAAACATTGTAAGACTATAATAATTAAGGAAGATAAGTTAAGTAGGGATGAAGATTTAATAACGCAAGCAATAGTTAGTGGTGATAAATTATTATTACCGTATCATTTAGTAGCTGATAAAAAATTGATAGATGTATATACAACATTTGAGCATTTTAAAAATAGTCATAAAGAAATGGAAAATGTAACCATTGAATTAGTTAAATCATACCCTACGTGTGATTTAGCAGTGTACAAAATAGTAGATGCTATACCTTTATGGAAATTATGTAAAAATTTATTTCCAGAAGGTAATGTGTCAAATAATCCCTTATTTTATTTAGTTAATTCACAATTTTCAGTACCAGTTATATATGGAAGTTCTGTTAAGAAATCCACCGACGAAGTAAAGTATGCTATATATAGACCACAAAAAGAAACAGTGACGCATAAACCAGATTCTGGATATATTACACCATTATCTGATCCAGGTATGTGTGGCACTGTTTTAGCTACTAGTGATGGTGGCATCGTAGCATATCATGTAGCAGGAACTATTGGACAAGGCTTTTGTGTTGAACCTAGTGTGAATATTAGAGCAGATATTAGAAGTATAATGTTAGATTGTATAGAACCTACATTTGAAATAGATACCAAGATATGTCCTAACATATCAGGTGCTAGATTAAGATACAGTGATAAGATAGATCAAGTTAGAGCTATGGGAGATAGTAGTTTCGTTAAAACTGTTTTTCATAGGGATGTATGTCCAGAGATTAAAAGATTAGAAGAACGAGTATATGTAGATAATTTAACATCAATACCAGTAGATGTAGTAGATCATAAAGGACCTCCCAATTTTAGGAATGTAGGAACTCCTTCTAAGTTGTTGAAGAAAATAAGTCAGAAAAGTTTTAAGAGTCAAGGATATATTACTATGGCCGAGAGAAGTTTTATTAAAGAGTGTATTAAGTCGATGCTTATTAAATTTGATGATATAGAGGATGATGAAGTAGCTTTTGGAAATGATTATACACAACCTTTGAATAAAGATTCCAGTAATGGTTTTGGTTGTTTAAAGAATAAGTCTAGTTATTTTGATTTTGAAAATAAGATAATAAAATCTGAAGCTAAAAGTTTAATAGATGATTTTGAAGCAGCAGCGATTAAGAAGGATTATAATTATAATTTATTTACTAGTAGAGAGAGTTTTAAGGATGAATTGCGAAAATCAACTAAGTTAGATGAACCACGTACATTTAGAGTTATGCCATTAGGGCATATATGGTGGACTAAGAAAATTTTTGCTAAATTGATACCTCATTTTAAGGAAAATATGTTGAAATTTGGTATTTGTGTAGGTTTGAATCCTTATAAGGATTTTGAAAAGATAGAAGAAAGATTGAAGACTTTTGCAGCACTATTTGGTGATGCAGATTTTGGAAAATGGGATGGATCTATAATGAGTATGTTAATGACGGATATAGGAGATTGTTTCAAAGAATTTTACACAGGAAAGTATGAGTATGTTTTAGATTTTGTTATGTTAACCATGTCAAGATCTTTTGTGGCTATTAATGATGAATTATGGGCTACTACCCATGGTTTACCATCAGGCACTTGGTTAACGTTGTTATTAAATTCATTATTAAATAAAGCCTTAACAGCTTTAGTTATTTATAGAAATATGGAAAATCCAACGTTGGCTGATTTTCAAGCTATAATAGATTTTGTAATGGGAGACGACAAATTATTTGGAACTCCTGAGAAGTATCGAGATATATATAATTTGTTGACTATTAGAGAAGTTAGTGAATCTTTAGGTATGGATTGCACTAATGGTGATAAAAGTATTATAACTAAACCAACTCAGGAATTTAGTAAATTATCATTTGTTAAAAGACATTTTAGATATCACCCAGTATTAAGAAAAGTTGTAGGTGTCCTTAGTATAGATACCATTATGAATACTTTGCAGTGGTATGATAGTAGTAGAGATTTAGATGATGCCATAGAAGGTAAGATGAGATCAGTTCAAGTTGAATCTTTTTTGCATTCCCCAGCTTTATTTGAACAGTTAACCAGTATATTCAAGAGTAATTACCCGATGACTCCCTTGTTTAATTCAGAAAAGATTATAGAAATATTATCTCGAGACGATGGATATAAGAGTGTTATGACAGGTTTAGGTAAGGATATGAGTTTTATGTTATAAATTTTAAATTTTTATGTGTGTAGCTTAGACACGTTAAAGCAAAGCCGTTTGTTAGTGACAGGGTTGTAACCTATAACAACTTTATTATATGGTTCTAAGATGAGATATTATCTTATTGTTATCATATCGCCAAGTATAATAATTTATTTACAATAAGTGAAAATGATTTGGCTCAATCATTTTAAAAAACATAAGAGTTACAGACAATATACAGAATATAGATACCGCTTTCATTAGGAAAGCAAATAGTGATTTTAATATAGATAGCCAAAGTATGACAACAGAAGTAGCTAGTATTAAAACTAGAGAAATACAAGAAGTAGAAACTTGTAGTAATGATTTGTTTATGGGAGTTAGTATCCCAGAAGCTTATCGTATAGATGCGAAGCCTTTTATAGAAAGGCCCTTTTTTGTAGACGAGGTAGACTTTCCAGCTACGGCCACTCGGTATTCATTATTGACTAGCACAGTCAAATTTTTACCGGGTGATATAGCTAGATCGAATGCCTCATTATTAAATATGTTTAAGATGGGCGCTTATGGTCGCCCTGATTTATATTTGAACATTTCAATGGCAGGAACCATAACACACGCAGGTACTGTGTTAGTGGCGGTTTTACCACCATTGCCACAGTATCCAATAGGAGAAGTAAAACAGCTTATTAATACAATGTTGACAGGACCTCATGCATTTCTTAATGCTAATGAAGCTACATCTGTAGCATTACCAGTACCATGGTATTGCAATACAGATTTGGCAACATTGGATATGGAAATGGATGATACGTATATGTCCAGTTTAGATATTACAGGCACCAATGGTAATTACGCTACTTTAGTGTATTTAGTATTGAACCCTTTAAGACCTTCTACTGGATCATCCACGTCACTTAACATTGTAGTTGAAGCATGTTTTAAACATTTTGATATAGTCGTTCCAACCCCACGCTTTGTAACGTGGGTTTCCCAATCAGGTAAAACTAAGAAGATTAAGACAGTAGATATAGCAATGACAAATCCTAATTATGAATATCAAGTTGACACTGTAGCAAATACAAAGTTGAGTATATCAAAAGATAGACTCAAATATTTAAAGTATGTTGCTATATTGTCCAGTCTTGGTATATGTATAGGGAAGTCAGCAGATTTAATGTTAGAAATGGGTGTGTTCGTCCCACAAAGTGCAGTATTATCTGGTATTAGTGGATTATTTGATATGGCAGCTGGAGGTTTGAAAACAATCGCTGGTGATGCCATAGATGCTGGCCGTGGTTTTGTTAGAGAAATCACAGGTTTGCATAATCCTAATATTCCTGCCATTACGGAAAGGGATATAATAGGATCAACTAATTTTACTAACGCAACAGATATACCGCAATTTTTTGAGAAGTTAGACCCATATTCTAGGTATAATAGAATAGTTAAGGAACCAATATTTAGTACGACAGAGGATGAAATGGCTCTTACTCATATTACAGCTAAGAAACAATTCTTAGGAAATTTCACTGTATCTTCAGCAGATGCAGTGGGAACTTTAAAATGGATAAGACCTATTTCACCATATCAAGGAGGTTATGAAGCCTCAGTAGATGGATTCGGCAGAGTAAGTGCTAATAATTTAGAGTTGTTACATTCTTATTCGCGTGGTTGGAGAGGTGGTTTAAAACTACACATTCAATCAGTTATGAATAATAAGCAGCAAGTTAAGTTAAAAGTTCTTAAAATGTACAATCCATCAGTTAATGCACGTACTAAATATCCTAGTTATAAGTCAATTGCTAATGCACCATCTGCTTTGTTGGAATACACAGCTGGTGGTCAAGAGCAAATTGTAGACCTACCTTATTTATGTAGAAATGATATATGCCCTAGAGGTGAGTTGCTGGAAACAGAAGCTTTCTTCCATGGCATGTATTACATTTATGTAGCACAATCTTTAGTAGTATCAGATGGATCCCCAACTACTATAGAATTTAACGTTTATTTATCAGGGGATAAAGATTTAACATTTTACGGATATGCTAATTCTAATACATTTCATTCTAATTTTGCGTTGTTTATACCGCCAGTGTTAAAAACAACAAAAACAGCAACCAAATTGACCACTAAAAAGGTCAAACTCAATCATCATAAATTTATTCCAGCTAGATTTAGAACAGATCCCATATTTAAGAAATTTTTAGAGCAAGCTAAGTATACAGAAGCAGAAGTAGATATGTTAGAATTATCCAACAAGTTAGCATTAGAAAGTGTAATGCGGGAAACCGGATATACTTTAGCTAATTTATTGGATCCACGTAATCACGCATTAGTAGAGAATCAATATGTAACTCAATTACATATTCCTAAAATAGTTAATTGGAAACCTCAAGCTAGTACCATTAAAGTTATGAATGAGCCACAAAAGCAGGAGTTTGAATCACACGGTTCAAATCCCGAAGCTAATGCAACTCATTCTACTAGAATGTTACCAACTATAGATATTAGACCTCTCATTAGGAGAATGTATAAAACTAGTTCCAATCCCTTAGTATTACAGTCACAGGACTTTGAAGTAGTAAGTATTCCACTTTCATCCTTTATTGGTGAAAATCCAGCTTATTGGAATTATTCACCTATAGAAACTATTAGCCGTATGTATTATGGTAAAACAGTAGGATTTAAGTTTAGAGTAGCTATTACTTCTGAAGATTCAACTCAGGATTTGACACATCTAGGTTTTAGAGTTTATTATGTACCCCAGAATCTCACTATAAATTATGTTACGAAGACTGTCCTTGGATCGTTAGTTAATACTGCCGCTTTTCCATCACCACTAGAGTTATCTAATATTGGTGAAATTCCCTTTACTAATATTACGTTACCTCATCATAGTAGTGCAGGACAGGAGGTTTATGAATTTACGATTCCGGATACTTCATATTATAAATTTATGGGTTCACCTAATAAATTTTACAACTTTGATAGTAATGATGTATCTCCATTACTATCTACAAGCGATTTTGGAGATATAATCCTTCAATACTCAAATAAAACTGATAAAACTATGAATATAGTTACTGAGTTTTATATTGGATTAACGGATGAATCACGCTTTGGTTTTCACGCCATAGCCCCACCCTTTAAAGTAGAAAAGAAAACATCTTACTACCTTGGAGATGGTGAGACCGCAATAGCCAATATATCAGCTACACCAAATAGCTACATATACTATGGCGGTTTTTAAGTTTGATATGCTTTAATTATCACAAACACCTTGTCTTATGGTGTATAAAAACTAAGACAAGGCAAATGCCGTTCTTGAAGAATGAT